AAAGAGATTAAAGAATTCAAAAATCTCAATCTTAAACACGGGACCATTTCAGACCCTCAGAAATTCATTGATCTTAATATATCTTATCTTAAGGCACAATCTGGAAATCGTCGTTTTTTACCTTATTATGAGAGACTTCTGGAGTTTTATCTCTTAAATAAGTAAATAAAACATTAAAATATTCTTAGAAAAAGTAACTTTTATTTTGTAGTTAGGTTATTTAGCATTATATTTGTCGTATCAAACTAAATGATATGAGAGATAAAGAAATGTTTAAAAAGTATAAAGAGTATTTTGATAAAGATATTCCGAATACAATCGAGTTTACTCAGCTAAAAGTGATAGCTATAAAGAGGCTAAAAGCAAACAGGTTTAAGCTTAATGAAATTCAGGAAGCGATCGGAATCTGTTACAAAAATGTTTTAAAGCTCAATTCTAGAGAATCAAACAAAGAACTAGAGATATTATTCGATACTCTATTGAGTGAAAAAATTTACCCAATTAAACAAAACAACAAAGTATTATGGAAAAAGTGATTTATTTAGGCGTAATGATAGGCTTTTTATTCGTTGTAAGAGCTTTATTTATTAGAATGGAAGAAAGAGCCAAGTATAGAAGTAAAATGGAAACTAAGCGACGTAACGCACGTTTTTACGAAACTATCGACTATACAAATTTCAACAAAGAAACAGGGAAGTATGAAAACTAAAAAGAAGTATCATACAAAACACTTCAAGAATTTACCATTAGAGGTTCAAACTAGAATCTATAATTTGATTAGCAGAGGTAAAACATTGTACCAGATTATCAAATTAGAGAAAGTTTCAGTATCAAGTTTACATTTATTGTTTGAAGATGTTAAAAAGCCTGTTTCACGTGCAAAAATTGGACATAGAGACGAGTCTTATTACACGGAGGAGTATATGATTAATGGTTATCAAATACCAACTTATAACGAATTAAGTGAAAGTGAAAAATTTATATTTAATACATTATGATAGAATCAACAATTTACATGGCACGGTTAATGTTTAAGGACTTAATCGAAGACTATACACCAGAAAGTTTAGAACGTTTTGCAAACGATTTTAAAAACTTAGAAGAGCTATTCGAAGAACAAATGAAACAAGCCTATTTACAAGGATGGGAGGATAAATGGCACGTTGACCGAACGGATTTAAGTAAAGCATTTGAAGATTTTTATAAAACTTATAAGAAATGACACCTAAAGAACAATCAGCAAAATTAAGGTATAATTATTCTGTTTTATTAGACACACAAAAAACAACAGATGAAAAGGTTTTAAAATGTGCAATAATTGCAGTTGATGAAATATTAAACGCTATAAATCCATTTGGTCAATTTTTAGGTAAAGATTATTGGCAAGAAGTTAAACAAGAATTAGAGAAAAGTTATGAAATATAAAAATTTAAGACACATTATATTTTTTGTTGCTGTTATAGCGTTTTATCGTATTTCAATAAGATTAACAAATGATTTTAACAATACAACATTATTTTATTTTGGTGTAATAATTGGTTATTGGCTTTATGAAGTTGCAAAAAAATTAATTGAAGAATAATTATGAAACAGTTAGATATAATGTACCAGATAATTTTATTATCTCAGGTTACGCTCGAAAAATTAGAGGATTTGGATGATAATAATATTTTCAAAAAGAATAACAAAGAACTATTTGACAAATTTTACGAGGTTATCACAGATCTAGCAGAAAACAGCACTAATAAGCTAACAGATCAACAAATAAAATCCTTCCAATATAATACGGATAGGATGCGAAAACTAGTAGATAAAATCAATATAAAATCAGTATTATGAAAATAGGTCAAGAAGTAAAAGCAATCAAACAATTTGTTTACGGTGCTGGTCACCCACAAGGAGGGCGTAACGCTTTAATAGTAGGGGCAAAGTATAGAGTAACAGATTTTAGTTGGTCAATGAGTACGTTTGCAATTGTGGATATCCACGGAAATAAACTTTGGTTTAATTTAAATAACGAACATTTTGAAATGGAGAAAAAAGATGCTATTGTTGAGAGTGTTGTGGCTAAATATTTACAACGTTCAAAACTAGGAATTAAAAAGTACGGAACCACCTTAGAAGAAAATAACGTAGATAACTTCCTTTTGCACTTACAAGAGGAATTAATGGATGCCTCACTTTATATTGAGAAACTATTAAGTCAAAGAAATGGAAACAATGAAGATAAGCTCCTATTACTTGATGATAAACTATCAAAATCTAAAAAATAATGAAAATTGATAAAGCACCTATCTCATTCACTTGTCCGAGTATAGATTCAGCTATTGATATTATTCAACATGTAGAAATGCCTGAGTATGATAGGTATTTAGTCCTTGATTTACTAGAAGAACTAAGATCGGACAATGCTAAACTTCGGGAATGTATTAACGAAATATTAGAAAATAATTAAAAAAAGTAACCTTTGTTTATTTTATAAGTTTCTTTACCTTATATTTGTTCTATAATTAAAAAACGAAAAGAAAATGAAGAATGAAATTTACACGCTTGCATCTGAACTTACAGAAAAACAAATAGAAAATATTTTATTTTCTTGGGAAGGGAAAAAGGAAATTGAAGTTTTTAATTGTTTAGTTAGATTAGGTGATAGTAAAGGACTAGCAATTGCAACTATATTAGTTGAAAAATTAAATAATATAGACAATTACGATATTAATTATAACGCTTATAATATTTAAAATTATGAAAAAAGAAAAATTTAAACAAACACCAACAGAAGTTTTAATGATAGATTTATTTGGTAAAGATTTTAGAAATAAAATTAGTGGAGACATGTTAAATTCATATCAAAAAGCAGAAATGTTATTCGAAGCATTTATAAAATCAGCTTTTGTAACAGGAATGGTAAATAATGTTGATTATTATTATCCAGGGCAAAATGATAATAAAGCAGAATGCGAAAAAAAATATGAAGAAGATAATTATTTTGAAAGTTTATTTGGCATGAAATAAATATAATTATGAAAATAACAACCAAGAAAATAATTAGAGAACTTGAAAAGCTAGGATATAATAAAACTTATTTAGATAAAGTAGATGAGCATTTAATTAGAGACGTTAGAAACATAATCGACGAAATTTTAAAACAACATAAAAACATTACAATCAAATGAATTACGCAATTGAATTAATAGAAAGAGAGATTAGCCTTTTACAACGCTGTTTAAGTGCGTGGGAGTGTAAAGAGTATCCAGACGCAAAGAAACAACGTGACAAACGTATAAATGAGCTAAATGAAGCATTGAACGTGTTAAAACAAAAAGGATATTTCTTTGTATGAAAGTATTTATACCAAATTACAACGAATGGTTTAATATCCTTCAAAGGTCTGGGAATTACGCCTTAATAGACTTTAACAAAAAGAAAATAGTATTTAATATTTTAGGGTATCAAATACAAGAATTTAATAACCAATAAATAAAAACAAAATGAAAAGAGTAAAATTAGGAGGTTGTAGTTATTTATATCAAAAAACAGAAAGTAAATACACCTTGTTTGCAGATCCGAAAGATAAGGGTTGGTATGAACATTTAAAAGGAAAACCAATTTTTCAAATAGAAGACACTGGAGACGGTATAGAGTTTACACAACGTAATAAAAATAAATTAAATTACAGTGAAGCTCAAGAATTAATTTACCTATTAAAAAAAACAAAATGAAAAAAGTAGTATTAGTATTATCAACAGCTTTAACGTTATTTAGCTGTGAGAAACAAAACCAAACTTGTGGTTTAATCGTATCGGATAACGTAGAAGATTATTCAATAACAATTAGGAAGTCAAATGGAAGTTATGAAACAGTTACATTATACCCTGGTGATTGGGTGAATGCTCATGTAGGAAGTGAAATTTGTGTAAATAAATAGTTCTAATTAAAATAAAAAGGTTATATTTGTAAAATAGTTCGCTCTCACATTATAGAACTGAAAGAAATTGAATTTACCCTTTTGATGAGTAGCGAGGTGAGAGCCGTGAAAGTCAAAGGGGTTTTTTCGTTAACTAAACTTTTTGCGTGTTTTTAAATAAAATACGAATATTTATGGAAAATACAAAATTATTGTTCGGCGGAACAGGAAGAAGTGAAACCTATGAAATTGCACTTCAAATTTATGCAAATGATTATGATGAAATTTTTATTTCAATTCATGATTGTGAGGATAATGATATAAGAACTAATCAACATCATATCTGTATTAGTAAGCAAACAGCTATAAAACTATCTAAGGAGTTAAAAAAACAAATTTCTTTAATTGATTAGTTATGAATATTGGCTGGGTAAAATTACACCGACAATTTAAGGATTGGGAGTGGTATAATAAATCTGAAATGGTTCATTTATTTATTCATTGTTTGATTAAAGCTAATTTTAAAGATGGTTCATTTCAAGGTATTGAATGTAAAAAAGGATCGTTTATAACGTCTTTAAAACACCTATCTGATGAAACAAACATATCAATTCAGACAATTAGAACATGTTTAAAAAAGTTGCAATTAACAAAAGAAATTAACGTAAAATCAACAAACAAACTAACACAGATAACTATTTGTAATTATGATAGTTATCAACAAGAAACTGATGAGGCTAACAAGCAACTAACAAACAATCAACAAACAACTAACAAGCAACTAACAACAATAGAAGAATATAAAGAAAGTAAAGAAGAAAAAGAAGTAACTATAACACCGAAAAATAAATTTTCGGAGGACATCTTTAAATTTTATGAATTTTACTTAAAACATTTTGAGGATAGATATAAACCAGAAAATGAAAGTCAAAAAAATAAATGGTTAGAGTGTATTGATAAACTTATTAAAATTGATGGGTTAACACCTAGAGAAATAAACGATATTATATTGAGGGGTCGAAATGATGAATTTTGGAGTGAACAATTTAGAACTATTCTTAAATTAAGAACTAAAAATAAAGAAGGTATTCCGTACTGGAAAATATTTAATGAGTTACAAAAGAAAAGCATTAAACAAAACATTCTTTTTACCACTCCAGAGGGAATAGAAATCACTGATAAGTTAGCATTACACGTTTACCAACAAACAGGAAAAGTATGATACTTAAAGACGGACATTCAACACAAACTATTTTAGATTATAAAAATGGTTTGATGCCTAAAGGACTTGAATTAGGTATTTACTTTGATGAGTTTTTTGTGCATAAGCAAGGACAATTAAATTTTGCTTTAGGACATGATAACGTAGGTAAAACTTATTTTATGGAGTGGTATTTTTTAGCACTAGCAACAAATCATAATTTAACTTTTACTTTGTTCATGGATGAAAACCCACCTTATAAAGTGCTTAGAGATATGCTTAAAATGTATTTAGCAAAACCACTAGAGCAAATGAGTGAATTAGAAATTAAAAGAGGTTTAATTAAACTAGAGCATCATTTTAAGTTTGTAGACAATACTAAAAGGTACACACCAGAAGAGCTTTTAAACGTATTTAATGAAACTAATACAGATGTTTACTTAATAGATCCTTTTAACGCTTTAAAATCCTCAATGACTTATGCAGGTAATTACGATGTGTTAAACGAATTGAAAATGTTTTGTAAACGTACTGGAAAAACTATTTACATAAATGCTCATCCGTCAACTGCTGCAGGTCGTAAACAATCTGTATATCCAAAAAATCACACATGGGAGGGTCATATAATGTTTCCTTTTAAGGATGATATTGAAGGAGGTAAACCATTTTCAAATAAAGCAGATGATTTTATAATTATCCATCGTTTTAATGGACATGAAAATTTAAGATTTACAACACTAGTAGAAGTTAAAAAAATAAAAGATACTGATACAGGTGGAAGACAAACTTTAAATGAACAGCCTATTATGTTTGATTATAATTATGGTTATGGTTTTAAATGTGGTGGTAAAGACGTTATTAAAAGACCTAAAGACGTTCAAACAGATGCTTTTATACCAAAAGAAGAACCGATAAAACAAGCTAATCTTATGAATATAGGTAGGGAAGTAAACGAATTTAAACCACTAGAAGACAAAGATTGTCCTTTTTAATTATGAAAGAACTAGATTTAATATTGAGCCAACAAAGGCTATTGAAAAATATCATTAAGATTCAAAATTCCGTACAGGATATTGAGTTAAAGCACAAAGATCGAAAAGATTTAATTGACTCGATGAATGAAAGCATTTACGAACTTACGAATGTTTTAAAAGATTTTAGGAATTTAGAACAAAACTTTAAAACAGTCTCTTTAATGAACGATAAAGTTAATGAACGGTATTATATACTAAAAAGAGAATATAATTCACTAGAAGCCGCTAAAACGTCAAATATCGATAATGAAACTTATATCTTATCTTTGGAAAGTGAGAATAGGGAATTGAAAAACAAACTAGATATTTTAATAAAAGAATTGTAAAGTAACTTATATTAAAAATTAAAGTTATATTTGTAGAAATTTAAAACGAAAAATTATGGAATGTAAACCGATTAAATTAAAAATCAACAACGAATGTGATAATTATTATGTTGAATCTATTCAGCAAGAAATAATTAAAAAACAATTGGAAAATTATGATAAAATTTTGTTTGATTTTTTTGAGCCTATTCTAAGGGAGTTAGGTATAAAAGGCGAGTTAACTCATGGAAAATTAAAATGGAGAGGTATTAAAATGCATATTCAGCAAAGATATAACGGTAATAGATACCAATTATATCAAAGAGGGGTTGCAATAGGTAAATCATTAGATATTGAATTTTAAAAACGAAAATTATGATAACAAGTGAAATTAAAGAAAATGTAACAAGTTTACTAAGAAGATACCCAGAGACTAGAGATTGTGATATGAAACTAGTTGCAAAGTATTGGAGGTATTACGATGTATTTGAGTCTATTTTAGATATTTATAACTCTAACGTTACCCACTTTGAAAGTATAAGACGAATAAGACAAAAACTTCAAGAACAAAATGAAGAGCTTAGAGGGTTAAGGTATAAAACCAGAAAGAACAAATTAGAAAAGGAAGTTAGAGAATTAATTAAAAATGATTAAAAAAATACACCTGCTTTTTAAGCGAATAGACGAACTTTTTAACCTTCCTTATGGTACAAGTAAGATAGTAATAAAAGAACGCTTACAAATAGAAAGTATAGGTAAATTAGAACATGAAGATTTAAGCTATTTATTGAGGTATGTAGATAATATATTACTAGAAAATGGAGTTGATATAGATGAAAGTAACTGATAAAATAAAAAAAATGAAAAAAGATTTATATGTAGTATTGTTTAGTGGTGGAAGAACCTCAGCTTTTTTGTCAAAATTTATTAAAGAAAACCCGAGATATAAAAACGTATTATTTGTATTTGCAAATACTGGTAAAGAACGTGAAGAAACATTAGATTTTGTACATAAATGTGATAAAGAATTTAATTTAAATGTAGTTTGGTTAGAGGCTAAAATAAACAAAGAAAAAGGCAAAGGCACTTCTTATATGATTACTGACTTTAAAAACGCTAAGCGTAAGGGAGAACCTTTTGAAGAAATGTTGTCAAAATATCCTATGCCAAATAATATGGCGTCAAATTGTACAAGAGAATTAAAACAAAGACCTATTGATGCTTATTTAAGGGATAATTTTAAAGATTATAACATCATAAGAGTTATAGGTATTCGTGCTGATGAACAACATAGAAAATCAAATAATGCAATAAATGAAAATATAATTTATCCATTATGTGATGAATTACCAATTGACTCTAAATTTATTCGTAATTGGTGGGATAATCAAACTTTTGATTTACGTTTAAAAGACTATGAAGGTAATTGTGATTTATGTTTTAAAAAGTCTTTAAAGAAAAGATTAACTATAATTAAAGAAAATCCAAATATTGCTAATTGGTGGGAAAAAATGGAAAATAAGTATAGTTCCGAAACAGTTCCAAGGTTTGATTTAAGAACAAATAAAAGTGTAACTGAGCTTAAAGAATTAGCAAAAAATAATTTTACAAAAGCAGAGGATTTGCATAAATTATCTAAACAGCAATGCAGCTTATTTGACTTTGAAACAGATTGTTTTTGTAAGGCAAATTAAATGAAAAATAGAAAAAATGAACACTAACAGAAATATAAAACAAAAGAAATGTAGGTTTTGCGAAACTCTTTTTTATCCAATTAGAACAACAGCTATTGTTTGTTCGTGGGAATGTGCCAACTTACTAGCAAAAGAAAAAAGCGAAAAGAAAAAAGCTCAAGAATGGAAGGAGCGAAAAGCTAAAATGAAATCTGATCTTATGACTCTAAGTGACTGGTTAAAGATTGCACAATCTCATTTTAACGAATACATAAGGCTAAGAGATAAAGATCAGCTATGTATTAGTTGCCAAAAACCACCATTGAAAAAAAATGCAGGTCACTTCTACAATTCAAACAATCATTATAACGTTAGATTTGACGAGCGAAATGTGAATTTACAATGTGAACACTGCAATACTTTTTTAAGTGGATCATTAATTAATTATAGAGAAAACTTAATTAAGAAAATCGGAACTATAGAATTTAACAAACTATCAGAAATAGCAAATGAAACCAGAAAATTTACTATTCCAGAGGTAAAAGAGATAATTGAAACGTACAAACAGAAAGTTAAAAAATTAAAAAACTCTTAGAAAAATAACTTTTATTTTGTAGATAAGTTATTTATTAGTATATTTGTTGAAACAAAGCGAAAGTTCTTTGACATATCGGAAAAAGGTTGTGTGGTGTAGCTGGAAGCACCTCTGTATGTAAACGCTTGAGAGCATAGGTTCGAGTCCTATCACAACCACTAATTTAAAAACAAATAGCTATGAAAATTTATGAAAAGCTACTCAATGCAAAGAAAAGCATTGGTAAAGTAAAGAAGACAATGCGAAACGGTCACTTTAAAAGTACTTACGCAGATATTAACTCCCTTTTAGAAGTTGTTGAACCTGTTCTATTAGAAAATGGTTTATTATTATTACAGCCAATAATTAACAATAAGGTCATTACTCAGATAATCGACGTAGAAACGGGTGAAAAGATCGAAAGTATAATTGAATTGGATGGTAGTTTAAACCCACAGCAACGGGGGTCTCAAATAACTTACTACCGTAGGTATAGTTTACAAAGTGCTTTATCTTTGGAAGTAACGGATGACGATGGTAATACAGCGAGCCAAAACATTACTAAAGCAAAGCCAACTTTAAACGATAAAGGATTCTCACAAGCTATCGAAAGAATTCTTAACGGAGAGATTGAGTTAGTAGATAAGATCAAACAAACATTCACGCTAACGCCACAACAAGAAGTTGAACTTAACGAAGTATTAAATGACAAACAATTTACAAAAAATTCCTGAATTTACCGAGATGGTGATTAGGACAATAGAAGAAAACGATTCTGAAAGATTTAGCAAGGATTTCGTTTTGTACTTATTGAATGAGATAAAGAAAAATGAACTATTAAGAATTGAAATGATATGAAAATAAGATGCTCAAGTTTACCAAAGATAATGACTAACTCCCGTACAAAAGACGGGGGTTTATCTGAAACTGCAAAGTCTGAAATGATTAAAATAGCAAAGGAGGACTTTTACGGTTACAGCTCACAAATGAGTAATAAATACGTCGAGAAAGGTATAGAAGTAGAGGATAAATCAATCGAGCTTTTAAGCTTAGTTAAATTCGCTCAATACACAAAAAACAAGGTTCGATTACATAACGACTTTCTAACAGGTGAATGTGATATTAACGACGAAACAAACGACGAAATAATAGATATCAAATCCTCTTGGAGTTTAGAGACTTTCCCTGCTTTACCAAGTGATATAAATATCAAAGATTACGAAATGCAGTTACGTGGTTATATGATGTTATACGAACGATCTAAGGCAAGTGTATGTTATTGCATGGTATCAACTCCAGAAGGACTAACGATGTACGAAAATAAGCTATTGCATGAAGTAGATCACATAGACCCATTTGCACGTGTAACGATGTTAACAATTGAAAGAGATTTAGAAATAGAGAAACAAATAGAAGATCGTTGCAAACTAGCGATTGAATTCTATTATGATTATATTAGACAACTATCAAATAAAAACGTATGAAAACAATATTTAAAGTAGGAGATAAAGTATTCCATTATACATATGGTTGGGGAGAAATACTTTACATTTATACTAGGGAAGATGAATATCACCACCCAGTAAAAGTAGAATTTGATAATGATATATATTTTTTTACAGAAGATGGTAAGTATTCTCATAATGATTTAAATCCAACTTTATCATTCACAGAATACACCTTGCAAGGTTTCAGTCAAGAAAAACCGATTAAACTCCCTGAAGTTGGTGAGTTGTGTCTGGTTAGAGATGATACCGATGAAGATTGGTCAGTAGTAGAATTTAAGGAATATGATCCATCAAGACATTTACCATTTATAGACAAAAATGATGAGGGATTTAAATACATGAAAAGAATTAAAATATTAGACTAATGAAAACAATAATAGCAGCAATGTGTTTCTTTTGCCTATGTTCTTTTAAAGCTTCGTATTACAGTGATGCATTCCACGGACGTAAAACAGCAAGCGGAGTTATATACGATAAGAACAAATTAACATGTGCATCAAACACTCATAAGTTAGGTACTAGATTGAAAGTAACAAACACGCAAAATAATAAATCTGTAATAGTTACAGTAACTGATCGAGGTGGTTTTAGTAAAGTTACAATTGACTTATCAAAGAAAGCGTTTAGCTCAATAGCTGAATTAAAAAAAGGAATTATTAATGTAACAATAAAAGAGGTAAAATGAAGTTTAAAAAATGTTACACGTGCAAACGTAAATTACCTCGAATAATGTATAGTATAAACACCTCTAAGTATCAAAGAGACTCAGCACTTGGTGTATGTTATAACTGTAGGTTATGCTGCTACAAACAGTCTATTAAATGGAAAGGCTATATAACAAAGATTGATGATAAATTTAAGTTTGTTAATGCCACGAAAAAAGAAATAATTATTAATTTTTTTTTAAAGAAATAAAATCGTTTAAATTATGACAATTAGAGAATTACAAAAAAAAGTGCATCAGAATGCAATGGATAAGGGATTCTGGGATACGCCACACAATTTCGGAACTGATTTAATGTTAGTAGTATCTGAATTAGGTGAATGTGTAGAAGCCCACCGATGCGGTGAATTTGCAAACATGGAAGCTTTTAACGAACTTATGGTGAATGAAACCTATGATTTTGAAACGTGCTTTAAACGTGAAATAAAAGATAGTGTTGAAGATGAGTTAGCGGATGCTTTAATAAGAATTTTAGACACAGCAGAAGGCTACTCAATCGACTTGCAGAAACATATAGAACTAAAAATGGAATACAATGCGAAAAGACCAAAGCTACACGGGAAGAAGTACTAAGTTTTCAAAGAGAGAGCTAAGACTTAAGAGAATAAAATTAAGAGGTAATAAGTGCCACTTTAGAAGTCAAATTAATAAACAATTAAATAACAACAACGATGACAACAACTGAAAAGATTAAAGAGCTACAAAGCAAGCTAACAGGGGATTTAATGAATGATTGTGAAACTCATAACGAAATCTACAAGTTAAAGATTGAACTTGCAAAAGAGCAGGGAATAACAATCGAGCAGTATGAAGAAGATAACAGAGGGGAATGCGAAGCCTGTGGAGCTTAATTACTTATAACAAAGAAATAAGCAATCGTTTTAATGTTGCTTATGGAATGTTATGAGTAGTGAAAAAATTGATGAACTAATTTAAAAGAAATGAAAGTGCCAAAAATTAAGCAAAAGTGCAATTGCCGTAATTGCATTAAAAATAGAAGCGAAGACCCGAGAAATTGGAGTTATCAATGTCTCAAAAAGAATAAGTAGTGAAAAAAGTAATTAATTAATAAAACAAAATGAATGAAAATTTAGAAAAATATTTTGAAGTGTGTTTAAAATATGCAAATCAAATGATATGTAAAGATGAGAAAATTGAACCAGAAACGGTAATACTTATTTTGTCATCACTTAAGGAAATAATTAAATTAAATAATAAATAAATATGAGTACAGAAGTAAAAGGAACGATTAAAGAAATCAGACCAACACAAGTAGTAAGTGAAAAGTATAAAAAAAGAGAATTTATATTGACCACGGAAGAAAAATACCCTCAAGATGTATTATTCCAATTGTCTCAAGATAATTGTGATCTAGTAAATATCTTTAAAGACGGTGATAGGGTAGTATTAGCTTATAATCTAAGAGGTAAAGGATGGATTAACCCACAAGGTGAAACAAAGTATTTTAATACCTTAGAGGTGTGGAAAATGAATTACCAAGATGAAACAATTAAACAAGTAGAAGAGGAATCAGATCTTATATTCTAAAATAAATTATTATATTTGTAATGCCAAGGTATAAAGGGTAGTCGGCCAAGCGAGGCGTTACCCTTTTCTAATTTAATCAATATGACAAACATTATAATAAGTCTTTTTGTAGTTTTTATAGTTCACCAAGAATTGAATTTCGGGTATTATGTAAGAAAACTAACAGGGACGAGAATATCAAAACCAATTAAAGTATTAGACTGTTTCCCGTGTTTCAGTTTCTGGATAGCAGTTTTAATCAGTTTATTCACTCATGACTATCTAACACCGTTAGCAGTCTTTTTAATAGTTAAATTTTATGATAATAAGTAAAGAAGCGTTTGAGTCTTTTTTAAAGGTTAAAGAACTAATCAAAAAGCCACAAATAAAGTATACTAATGAACAGTTCTTATTACTTTCAGAAGTATACGCAGAGATAACTAAAAAGCCTCTTACAAAAGGGTGTGCTGGTTGCTTAGAAACAGGTTTGAAGATTTTAAATAATTGGATGAATCTTTTTGAAGAAGCTACAAGACTAGCATACGAGACTCAGGAAGTGATTAAGAAAGTAAGGAAGCCAAGAAAACCAAAAGCATAAAGCAATGGGAAGAACAAAGCTTATAGAAACACCTGAAATGCTTTGGCAAATATTCAAAGAGTATAGAGAATATGTAAAGAGCAGACCAAGGACAAACCATGTATTTGTAGGTAAAGACGGTAACGATGCAAGGCAAGAACTTGAAAGACCACTAACAATGGAAGGTTTTAGAGTGTATTGCTTTGAAAATCATAGTTGTGTAAAACAATATTTTGACAATCCAGATAAAAGATACAACGATTATATTACGATCTGTTCGTATATAAAAGATATAGTTCGCCAAGATCAGATTGAAGGTGGTATGGTAGGACAATACAATGCTAGTATTACACAACGTTTAAACGGATTAGCTGAGAAAACACAAAACGAAAATAAGACTGTAGAACGATTCGATTTCGATGTCAACGATTAAGGGATATAAGCCACATTCTAAACAAAAAGAAATACATAACTCTATAATCAATGAGGGTTATAAATATTACATTCTAAACATAGGGAGGCAGTTTGGTAAAACTATGCTAGGTATCAACCAAATGTTGTATTGGTCAATCAATCACAAAGGATGTAATATAGCATGGGTAACTCCTATCTACAAACAATCAAAGAAAGTATTTGATGAGATGGAAAAGGTAACCAAATCGAGTGGGTTGTTCGAGTATAATAGAAGTGATTTAACGATTAGCGGTTTTAATTCTCAGATACAATTTTTCTCTGGTGAACGTCCCGATAATATTCGAGGTAACACGTTTGACTATCTTATAGTAGACGAGATGGCATTCACACGACCAGAGCTATGGAGTGAGGTATTAAGTGCAACGGTATTAGTAAAAGGTAAGAAAGTTATCTTTATCAGTACACCAAAGGGTAAGAATCACTTTTACCAATTAAGTTTACAGCCTAACTACGACAATCGATATAAGTACTTCCATTATTCGAGTTACGATAATCCCATGATTGATGCAGAGGATTTGGAAGAGCGTAAACGATCGTTACCAAAGCATATCTTTGAGCAGGAATATTTAGCGAAGTTTATAGATAACGCTAGTGGACTATTCAAAAACGTGGATATTTGCGTAATAAAGCCCGCTGAACGCACTCAAAAACTATTTGGAGGGTTAGACATAGGACGAGCAGACGATTACACTGTATTGACTATCTTAAACAAGAATTACCAAATGGTTTACGTACAACGCTGGAGACAACAGGAATGGAGTAAGATAATAGATGAGGTTGCTGCAAAGATTAGAGAATATAACGCCGAGATATTTGTGGAGGTAAACAACCAAGGAGACGTATTTTATGAAATGCTACAAAATAAAGTTTACAATAACGTACAACCTTACGTAACTTCTACAGCCACTAAACCGATTATGATTGAAGATTTAGCGGTTCACTTTGAAAACAAGGATATAGGAATACTAGAAGAAAGTTGGCTAATAGATGAATTAAATGCATTTACTTATATTTACAATGATAAAACTAGGCGTGTTCAGTACGGTGCACCACAAGGCGTACATGATGATGGTGTGATGTCGTTAGCGTTAGCAGTACAATCAATTAAAAAGAATCAATATGGCTATTTTGAAGTATATTAATATTAAAGCACCAAAGACTTTAAACGATTTAAGGATAAACCACCTTAAAGCATTGACCGATGAGAAGTATCAGAAAGCAATGGATTTGGGAACTATTATCGAGTTTATATGTTTAATCACAGGAGCTAAAAGAAACGATTTAAACAAGGTTAATATCTCGGAGCTTAGAAACATTCACGAACACTGTATTGGACTGTTTAAAGACTTCCAATTAACCAAACCAAAAGAAGAAATTACAATCAATGGAGTGAGCTATTTACTAGTTGACCCTGCAAAAGTTGGCATAGGTTGGCATATTGATATAAGTAACTCAGATCTACAAAATGACCCTAGTAGATTAGCTAGTTTGATGTATATCGAAAAGGGCACAACTTACGGGGAGCTTGATGAAAATCTAAACATGAAGTATTCAAATCAAGAACGTGCAAAACTGTTTGAACAGCACATGCCACTACCGGACTATCTTAACTTAGTTAGTTTTTTTTTGCGACAATCAATCGAATTAATGAGCAGCTCTATGGTCCACAAAAAGACGAGAATAAGTCTACTAAGGGCGGTGAGAGGTTTGTTTGGGAGAAATTGATTCACTATCTAAGCAAAGAATATAATCAAACGTGGGAGCAAATAGTAAAATGGAATATATTTACTTTCAATCATAGGCTTAAATTTATTAACTTTACCAAACAAGAAGAGATAAAAGTAATACAACGTGAAAGACGGTGATATAGCAAGTAGTTTGAATTTTGGGAGATCTGAAGATATTTTAAAAAATACTTCCGATAATCCAATGACCGAACTATTGTTAAGGCTTACAAACGAGCTTATAGTAGATTGGCGTAAACAATTGCAAGTACCTAATTCAAAAGGACACAAACCATATGCAACGGGTGACTTAACTCAGTCGCTAAGACCCGTAAACATCAAACCAGATTCAATAGAAACAACAGCATCACAACATTGGAAGTATATAAACTATGGTGTAAATGGTACTATGGTTAACAGAGGGGCTCCGACTCATGGAAAAGCCCCGAAAGGTAACCTATCTTTTTACGATGCTATATACAAGTGGATAGGGGATAAAGGAATCGTACCAGATGAAGGAATGACCCGTGAACAATTAGCTGGTGCAATAGTTAACAGTGTACGAATGAAAGGTATTGAAGCAACTCACTTTTTTGATAAGGTACTAACACCGCAAAGAGTTGACGAAATGGGTCAAAGAGTAAGCGACCTAGTTGGTGAAGCAATAAAAATAGTAATAAAAAAACCTAAATAAATGGCTATAACGATAACACAAAGCCCGCAAAAGTACACGCCAAGTGATAACCCTATTGTCTTTGAATTTAAGCAGCCTCTAACAGTTAGCAGTAATGATAAGTATAATGTATCATTCGTGGTTAAAACGTTTATTAATGGGGCGGAAATAGGCACTTTTGAGGTATTCCCTGAATTAGTAACTAGCGACTTCTTTGGAAAAATAAATTTAAGTGATAAAGTTAGGGCGTATATTGCAAACCACTCTGTAAGTAATGCAACGGCAAGCCCTGTTTTTGTTTATGATACTCAGAATTACGTTGAAACTTATATAACTATTTACGAAAAGTATTCTACTGATCCAAATGTAGAGCCAACAACGCAACCAACAGGAGTAACCAGTGTTACTGTAATACCGTTCAAGGGGTCTTTAAGTAGATCGGAGTTTAAAGTTTGGGATTATACTATTTACAAAAAGGGTGGACTAGGTAAAAAATTCTTAACTGATAAATATAACACTGATTTGTTTGGAGCTACTGTATACTCGGTAACTGAAAAGAAAGGAGGCACAACAATCTTATCATGGTTAGACAATAGTGATTTAGATACGCCTGCAAATTATTATGTTAAATTCATTTATCTACTTCCAAGTGGTAACGTAACACAAACGACAACTTTCAACACAGCTTATCAGGGGGCTGTTTCTGCATTACGCTTTAACTTAGATGAACAACTAGACCTAGGGAATATCACACAGGCCACATATGATAATTGTACGGGTGTGCAAATAGCAGTTCAAAACTTATCCGACGTTGGTATTATGGGGGTTTATGGTATTACTTTCTCAGATGTTTGTTTCGATAAGGGTGCAAATATTCTTTGGTTAAATAAATACGGATCTTACGATAATTTCAGATTCACATACAATTCACGTTATAAAGCTAAGATTGAAAGTAAATCATTCAGCAAAAAGCAAGGTGAATGGAAAAGAAATACATACAACGTAAATAATAACACGTTTGGTAAAATCGACTATTTAAAAACAATCACAAAACAATTAGAATTATCCTCCGACTGGTTAGATGAGACTACGCAAAATTGGTTGGTACAATTATACGAAAGTCCTTTGATCTACTTAAACGAAAGCACCGAAATGGAAAATGTAGTTGTAACTGATTCGAGTTACCAAGTAAAACAATTTGAACACGACGAGCTATTTAATGAAGTGATAAATATTGAGTTTACTGATTATAAAAGTATTACGATATGAATAGTAAATTAGTTGTAAACGGGTACGAATTAGATTTAAGCGACAATATTGCAGTGCCTTTGAATTTGTCAATCACGGATGTAAAAGAACCTGAGAAACGCAAACGATCTTTTTCAAAAACTTTGGTATTAGAGGGTACCAGTAATAACATGGCTTTCTTTCTTTCAGCTTATTCCT